TATGTTCTTATCCTGCTTTACTGTGGATGCAGAAAGCGACACTCCGCTTGCACCGATTGTGATGGTATTTCCTGCAGGATTTAAGTAATCTCTTGTCCTGCTGACACAAAGATACGTGCCATTGATACCATGAGGTTTGGAGATGCACTCCACATACATTCTTGCACGGATGTCTCCAATATCTGCACCCGTATCGGATTCATCCACGATTGTAAGCTGAATACTAGTAACTCCATTCACAAGGTCGGACAGTCTTGATTTTGCTTTTCTTAGAAGATTACTGGGAAGTGTCACATCATCCCACACTTCTGATTTCCATATCCAGCCTATTTCCTTAACTGCAGCATCGTCTGAAATATAATTCTTTCCACCATTTACAGATGTGATATCCACTCGTACCTCAGATTCTATTTCATTGCCTTCTGCATCTGTTATTTTCTTTTTTGCGCCAAGTGGAATCAGCACGGTCACTCTTTCCGTATGGTCTCTTGTGATTTTTACATCTGTGATGTTCTTTCCGTATTCGACCTTCTGGACTGACTTTGTTTTAAAGTCAGCTAGATAATCTAGATACTTTCCATCACTCTCATATCGAACCATGAGATATCCACCGTGGGTATTGATGAGTTTATTCTTAATGGCATCCATCGTTATCGAATAATCGGAACTGCTGTATGCTACGTAGTCGTTGTCATCCGTAACTGTAATATTGCCAACTTTGAACTGTTTTTGCTGTTCCACTGCCTTGTTATGAACAGAGATGAACTGTTCAAACAGGCCTTTGAGCGTCCCCTTATAGGAAAAAGGCGGCTGCATGGTATCTTTCAGATAGGCAAGTGCTGACTCGCATGTCCAGGTATGCGTATTATAGAAATCACTTCCATCATCCAGCGCTCTTCCCTCAAATATAGTCTCCTCACCTCTTTTACAGACAATCACAGATGCCATCGGTTTGATGGAGTCGATGTATGGATGATTGAATGGAGCAGATAAAGTAAGACTGTCAATGTTCTCTGCATCTTCACTGACCTTTGCCTCCGTGATAGCAAGCTTGGAGAGATTTGGATGATAGAATACATTTCCATCCACATATACTCGAAACTGTCTCATAAGCATCCCTCCCTGTAGCGAAAGGTCGTATCTCCAGTGCTTGTCACCTTCACAGAACTATTGCCATAGGAAAGCTGAAGTTCAGGGATTTCCCATTCTCCTGCACTTAATGTTTTATTAAACGAATCGGTTCCTACCTTCCATGACAGCGTAGTATCTGCTGTTGTGATGACTGTCGGAACTACTGGCATATAATCATTTTTCAAAATGACTGTTCCACTTGCTGTCTGAATAATCTCTGTCATATCCACATGGTAACGATAGGAATCCCCATCAGAGCATTCCAGCACAAGCTGTCCCTTTCCGGAAAGCGGATCATAGGATGGAACAAGCTGCAGTGTACCAATTACATAAAGATTTGGTTCTTCACTTGTCCTTACCTTGCACAGTCTTCCGGCATACTGATTTGATGCGATAAGTACCTGGGCATCAAACTGACTTCTTGTACCAAGCATTGATAAAGTAATGGTAAAGACTCTCGGCTTGAACGAAATCATGCCAAGAGCCTCACTGAATCTGATAGGAGCATTTCTTCCCGGAACAACAACTGTCTCTGTCTGAGATTCTGGTACTGGAAATTCAATATTTTCTCTAATCCATCCCATTTTCATCATGGACATATCGTTAATATAAATATCCGTTATCATAATGAAAGCCTCCTTGTCAGTTTTGTATTTTTACCAAGTCCGTCATCGATTGCAGGAAGTAAATGTCCTACAAGAGTTCCATCGTCAAGGTAGATTCCCTTCGAACTGTTATCTGCAATGATGGCCAAGTACTTCTCCATAGAAGTCATATTCAGTCTGCTGTCAATCATTGCTTCAAGCTGTTTGTAAAAGCCTGAAAGCGGCAGGATTGCCTCTGCTCCTGCTTCTCCTCCCATCATTAGAGAGGAGCCATTCATGCCAAATGCTGTAGGTTTGGTCATGATACCACCTTCCTTGTACCAATCGATAGAAAGATGTGGTACAGACGGAGGTGCAATAGACAGCTTGCCCGTCACCTTGAAATGAGGCAGTTTGATATGAGGAAGAGAGATCTTCATGCCAGAGAAGAATCCCTTTATGGCATCCACCACTCCCTTGACCTTATTTTTAGCCGCCTCAATCGGTGTAGTAATTGCAGATTTTATTCCATTCCATACAGATGAAGCTGTTGATTTAATTCCATTGAAGATACTTGTGATGGTACTTTTCACGGAATTAAATACAGTCGATACTGTTGTCTTTATCGCATTGATTGGAGTCGTTACTGCAGTCTTTATTGCGTTCCATACTGTCGTTGCAGTATTTTTGATTGCATTAAATACTGTAGTGACAACTGTTTTAATGGCATTGACCACTGTTGTTACCACGGTTTTTATCGCATTCCAAACAGTAGTAAATACAGTCTTGATGGCATTCATCACTGTACTGATAACTGTAGAAACTGCATTAATGACTGTTGTGACTTTAGATTTAATTGCATCCCATACCGCAATAATGATTTCCTTGCAGTTCTCCCAAATGAATCGGAACGGCAAAGTAATGATATCAAAAGCTGCCTCAAAGAGTGCTGCTATGAACATAATCGCAGTCTGTACGGTATTCTTAATCCCCTCCCACAGATTCGTAAAGAAGGTGGTGATGCCTGTCCACAGATTCACAAAGAAATCCTTGATACCAGTCTATACTTCATTCCAAGACGTACCAAACCATCCAAGAACAACATTTGCCACATTCTGAATCACGTACATATAGTTGGTAAAAGTATTCTTGATAAAATCCCATACCGAACCAAAGATACCTTTGACACCTTCCCATACTTGTGACCAGTTTCCGGTAAACAGTCCGGTGAACACATCAAGAATTCCTGTGATAACACCAAGCACCGCTTCAAGGATATTTGCAATCTGTGTGAATACTCCTTCAAAAACCGGAGCAAGGAAATTACAGAGTCCGTTCCAAATAGCAGATACAACGTCTTTGAAATTCTGGAAATCAAAGCCTAGAGCATTCAGCCTGTCTGTAATGCCCTGCGCAAACCCGTTGAATACAGATTTGATTCTCTCCCAGATTGCTATAATGCGGTTTCTGAAATCCTCATTCGTTCTCCAAAGATGCACAAAAGCTGCAGCGAGTACTGCTAGGATAGCCACAACTGCAACCACAGGGGCAGAGATACCACCAATCGCAGCACCAACCTTTCCCATCACCCCGGATAAGCCACCGGCATTGGAAACAAGACTGGTAATCTTAAGGCCCAGCTTACTAAATGCCTGCATGGCCACACCGACTTTGGATATCACCGTACCAAGTATCACAAGGAACGGTCCTAAGGCTGCAATGAAAAGTCCAATCTTTACAATCACCTGTCTTGTACCCTCATCAAGATTATTCAGCCAATCCACGAAGGACTGAATCTTTGCTACGATGTTTTTAATCATTGGCATAAGTGCATCACCAATGGAAATTGCAAAACCTTCTACTGCAGACTTTAAGATTGTAAGCTGACCGGATAAGTTATCGAGCTGAGTGTCTGCCATCTGCTGTGCTGCTCCACCACTGTTTTCAATGGCAGTCTGTAAGTCTGTCCAGGTATCACCTGTATTTGCAAGCAGTGCATTTACAGAAGAAAGGTCTGTTTTATTAAAAATCTTACTGATGATATTTGCTTTTTCCTCAGCGGTCATACCATCCATACTCGTATTCAAATCTCCAAGTATATCATTCAGTGAACGCATATTTCCTTCGGAGTCATAAACAGACAGACCAAGTGCTTCCATCTGAGCAGCTGCTGTGTCAGTTGGACTTTGCAATGACAGAATGACGTTACGAAGGTGTGTACCGCCTTCCGCTCCCTTGATACCATTATTCGCTAAGATACCAAGTGCTGTATTTAATTCTGCAGTTCCACCTTTGACTGCCTTTGCTGTTGCACCGATGGTTAGGATGCCTTCTCCAAGCTGTCCAACAGAAGTATTGGTGCTTGATGCAGTCTTCGCCATCTGATCGACCATCTTGTTTGCATCAGAGGTTTTCATTCCAAGGGCAGACATCGCATCAGTGACCATATCCGATGCTGATGCAAGATCAAGTCCACCTGCAGCCGCAAGGTTAAGTACAGTCGGAAGTGTATCAGCCATTTCCTGCGTGTCATATCCTGCAAGGGCAAGGTAGTTTAATGCCTCAGCACATTCACTTGCTGAAAACGCAGTTTTAGCTCCCATCTCTTTTGCAAGATCAGACAGTGCATCCATTGTATTGACGGACTGTCCGTCAAGCTCTGACATGGAATCTTTTGTAATTCCCATCGTAGCCTGAACCTGGCTCATGGAACTTTCAAAATCTGCTGCTGTCTTTACAGAAGCAACACCTAAACCTGTTACCGCAGCAGATGCTACAGATACTTTCTTTCCTGCATTTGTAACACCATTACCAAAGGATTCTACCTTTGATCCTGCTTCTCCGATTTTTGTAAGTGTCTGATTGGTCTTGGATGCCAGATCGGAAGAGCGTCGTGTAGGGAAAGAG